AAAGGTCGTGCTAAGTACAACGCCGCAACAGGAAGTAATTTAAAAGCACCCCAGCCACAAGGCGGATCACGCAAGAATTCTTTTTGCGCCCGTATGTCTGGAGTGCCGGGGCCGATGAAAGATGAAAAGGGAAAGCCTACTAGGAAGGCCGCCGCTTTAGCAAGGTGGAAATGTTAATGGATGCGCATCTTATTTGGTCAGCAGTTTTGTCCATTGTGATGGGTGGCTTTGGATTTTTTATGCGAGAAAAAGTTAATCAAGTTAAAGACATGGGCGAGGACATTAAACGTGTTGAGCGCCTATTAAACATAACCCGTGAGGAGATAGCCCGTGATTACTCAACTAATGCAGAAGTTCAAAGAATTACTGACCACATTGACCAGCGTTTCAATCGCCTTGAAGCAAAAATTGACCAACTTATTCAAGCGGGGCGATGATGCCAAGCACTAGCAAAAAACAACACAATTTCATGGAGGCGGTGGCTCATAATCCATCGTTTGCCAAGAAAGTAGGCGTTCCTCAGTCTGTGGGGAAAGACTTTAGTAAGGCCGATAAAGGCAAAACTTTTAAAAGAGGTGGTGAAATGGCTACAAAAATGGGCAAACCAATGATGAAACCCGGTATGAGTACCGCTAAGGATGGCATGAAAAGGCCTACCCCTATGGCTGATACTTCTATGATGGGTAGTATGGGTATGAAAAAGGGTGGGCTGCCAATGGTAATGAAAGATGGAAAAAAAGTTCCAGCTTTTGCTGCTGACGGCAAAGGAAAAATGAATATGGGCGGCAAAGTTAAAAAGATGAACATGGGCGGCATGGCCAAAGGTGGTGGTATTGAGTCTAAAGGTAAAACCAAAGGCAAAATTATCAAAATGGCTGGCGGCGGTTCTGGTAAAAAATATTGTTAAGGAGCTTATCATGGCAATAAGTAATTTTGGCAAAGCATTTCGTGCAGCTCGCGAGTCTGGCGATAAAGAATTTACTTTTAATGGTAAAAAATACAATACTCGCATGGCAAATGAAACAAAAGCCATGCCCAAATCTTCTTCAATGTCTTCCGTTGATCCAGAAATTGCTGGTCAACCTATGACTAAAGAAGAGTCTGATAAATCAATGGATCGTTCTGGTCGTTTAAACAGCTTAGAAAATACCAACTTAGAAGGCATGAGTACATTTAAACGTGGCGGAAAAGTTGGTTCTGCATCCAAGCGCGCCGATGGTATTGCTCAAAAGGGCAAGACTCGCGGCAAAATGGTTATGTGCGGAGGAGGTCGTGTATGAGGCCAAGTCGCGGTATGGGAGATATTAACTCCAGCAAAATGCCCAAAAGCAAAAAAACCGCTCGCAGGGATAATACTGACTTTATGCAATACGCTGAAGGCGGCAATGTTGGCTTGTATGCCAATATTAACGCCAAGAGAAAACGTATCGCTAAAGGCTCTGGTGAAAAGATGCGTAAAGTTGGTAGTAAAGGCGCTCCTACAGCGCAAGCATTCATTAACTCGGCTAAAACCGCCAAAAAATGAGTACTACAGGTTCTTCTGTATTTAACATGGACTTCACGGAGCTCGCCGAGGAGGCGTGGGAGCGCGCGGGCCGTGAAATGCGTACTGGATACGACTTGCGTACAGCTCGTCGTTCTATGAACCTAATGACGATTGAGTGGTCTAACCGAGGCCTAAACATGTGGACAATTGAACAGGGAACCATAACCCTGACGCCCGGATTAAGTACTTACGCCCTGCCTACAGACACAATTGACTTGTTAGACCACGTTATTAGGACTGGTGCTAACTCTTCAAGCACCCAGTCTGATTTGAGCATTACTAGAATTAGCGTATCAACTTATGCCACTATCCCCAACAAGCTATCTCAAGGCCGCCCAATCCAAGTTTGGATTCAACGCTTGTCTGGCGAAACTAACCCTACAGATTCAACTTTAGCCACAACCATTAACTCAACTGCTACAACAATCACGTTGAGTTCAGTTGTTAACCTCGCGGGTGCAGGATATATTCGCCTTGGTACAGAAGACATCTACTACGCTTATATCGATGGAAACTCATTAGGCGGAGTATTTAGAGGACAGAATAACACTACAGCTGCAGCACACACGGCTGGAGTAGCAGTCTACGTTCCCCAGCTGCCAGCTATTACTGTATGGCCAACGCCTGATTCCAGCCAGACCTATCAATTTGTCTACTACCGTATGCGCCGTATCCAAGATGCTGGCTCAGGTGTGCAGACTCAAGACATGAATTTCCGTTTCCTGCCATGTGTAGCAGCCGGTTTAGCCTACTACATTGCCATGAAACAGCCCGACTTGGTAAATCGCCTGCAAATGCTCAAAGGGGTTTACGACGAACAATTTAACTTGGCAGCTGGTGAAGACCATGAGAAGGCAACCATGAGGCTTGTGCCTCGTCAAGCCTTTATTGGAGGAGGCGCTATCTAATGGCCTCTCCTTATGCATCAGGTAAATACTCGATTGCCGAGTGTGACCGTTGCGGCCAGCGGTACAAGCTTAAACAGCTCAAGATAGAGATAATCAAGACCAAGCTGTATCAGCTAAAGGTTTGCGAGTCATGCTGGGATCCTGATCAGCCGCAGTTGCAGCTTGGCATGTATCCAGTCTACGATCCACAGGCTGTGTATCAGCCTAGGCCAGATACAACGTATGTAACAGCTGGAACAAGTTCCACTGGTTATCCTACGGGAGGTTCTAGAGACATCCAGTGGGGTTGGTATCCAGTTGGCGGATCAAGTAATTTTGATGCGCCTTTAACGCCAAATTACTTGGTGGGAATAGCAAGTATTGGTACAGTAACAGTAAGCGTAACTTAGGAGATAAAAATGGATAAATCAGATTTAAAACAAGACAAAGCTTTGATTAAAAAGGCTTTCAAACAGCATGATGCTCAAGAGCACAAGGGCGGCAAAGGCACTATGCTCAAGCTCAAAAAGGGTGGCCCTACATCTGAAGATCGTATGAAGTTAGGCCGCAACATGTCCCGCGCTAAAAATCAAGGGAGCAAGTAATGGCTTTTTCTAAAAAAATGATGGGTAAAGAAGTTGGTGATGCTAGCGTTTACGCGCAGCCACATCACATGACTGGAAAGAAATTTACTATTTCTGATAATCCCGGAAAAGAACCTAACTCCAGTAAGTTAGACACTATGGATGTAAGCGTTGGCGCTATTAGTAAATCTGCTGGTAACGAAAAAATTAAGACCGACGGCATCAAAATCCGTGGCACTGGCGCAGCTACTAAAGGTGTAATGGCACGGGGGCCAATGGGCTGAGATTTGTATGACATATGCTGAGTTAGTCGTTGCTGTTTCAGACTACTGTGAGAACACGTTTCCTACGGTAGATATGAACATTATGATTAAGCAGGCGGAGCAGCGCATCTATAACTCGGTGCAAATCTCCAACCTGAGAAAGAACGTGACTGGAACTTTGACTTCTGGTAACAAATACCTGTCTGCACCCGATGATTTCCTGTCTACATACTCTTTGGCTGTATATCCAAGTGCTGGCGGAGACTATCTTTACTTGTTAAACAAAGATGTTAACTTTATTAGAGATGCTTACCCTAATCCAGCGGACACAGGAAAGCCTAAGCACTACGCCATCTTTGGCCCGCAGTCTGCCGATGTAAAAGAATTGACGTTTATTCTTGGCCCAACACCAGATGCAGCGTATAAGGCTGAGCTTCACTATTACTATTACCCTGAGTCAATCGTAACTGCTGGCCAAACTTGGTTAGGCGATAACTTTGATTCCGCTCTTTTTAACGGAACAATGTTGGAAGCAATAACTTACATGAAGGGCGAGGTTGATCTTGTTACTTTGTATAAAGATCGTTATGAATCGGCAATATTTTTACTCAAGAACTTGGGCGATGGCAAGCAGCGTATGGATGCTTACAGGGATGGCCAAGTTAGGAACCCTGTTGTATGATCGTTCAAACACAAACTACTAGCTTTAAATCAGAGCTATATCAGGGGATACATGATCTAACAACTGATTCGATCAAGATTGCCTTGTATACAGCTAGTGCTGATTTAAACGCTGATACAACTGTGTATTCTGCAACGAATGAGGTGACCGCTACTGGAACTTATGTAGCTGGTGGTGCGGTGCTAACTCCTATTACGGTGAGTAGCTCTGGTTATACGGCGTATGTGGGCTTTCCAAACATATCTTGGACGGGTGCAATTACTGCAAGATGCGCGTTAATTTATAACGCAACGCAGGGAAACAAGTCTGTTGCTGTTTTAGATTTTGGATCTGACAAAAAATCCATTACAACATTTACAATCACCATGCCAGCCAACACTTCGACAGCGGCGCTTATCAGGAGTTCAAATTGATAGTAACCACAACTAAAGGCGATATGGATGACTCTCTGCTAGAAAAGCGAGAGGGTGACATTGACAATAAAAATGAGACAACCACATGGACAGAGTATTGGCTAGAGGGTGAATTAGTCCACCGCTCTGCTCATGTAACTTTGAAGAAAATGCCGTCTTTGGGCGGTGAAACAGGTACTTTTTAAGGAACTACTATGGCTAATACTGCATCAATGTGTACCTCTTTTATGGGTGAGTTAATGACTGCAACCCATAACTTTGGTACTGCACCCACACGGGGAACGTCTGCAACCGATACATTCAAAGCGGCTCTGTATCTGTCTTCAGCTACTTACAACGCCGCAACCACCGCATATTCAGCTACTGGAGAAGTCTCTGGTACGGGGTATACGGCGGGCGGTGTAACGGTAACGGCGGCAACCCCTCCTACTGCGACAAATAGTTCGGTAACTGCGGGCGTGGCGTTCTTTACGCCCTCTGCTTCGATAACATACACAACGGTGACTTTGACTACAGCGTTTAGTGCGGTATTGATTTATAACTCAACCCAGTCAAATAAGGCTGTGGCGGTTTATACCTTCGGTGACCAGACGATTACCGCAGGTACGTTCACATTGACGATGCCATCGAACACAACCACAACTGCCTTAATCCGCTTGGCTACTACCTAAAGGGTAAACAATGTCTCTCGGCTGGGGCTACCAAACGTGGGGGGCTAATGGCTGGGGCGGCACTCTTGAAGCAACAGGGGTAAGTGCTACTGGAGCCATTGGGGCAGTCTCGCCTGATAGGTCTGTAGCACTAACGGGTAGGTTGGCAACAGGTTCGATAGGGACTCTAGCCCCTAGTCAATCATCAGCCCAGACGGGAGATATAGCGGCAGGTTTGGTTGGTACTGTTACCGTTACATTGACCATAGCCCTGACGGGTGTAGGAGCCACTGGAGCGGTTGGGACGGTAACAAAGAGCAATTCATTAGCCCTAACAGGAAATGTGGTTGCAGGTTCGGTAGGCACGTTAGCGGTCACTCCAGTGATTGCTTTGACAGGAGTATCGGCTAGTGGGGCAATTGGCACAATTTCCCGTGGCGAGACAAGTTTTGCCTTAACGGGCGTATCAGCTAGTGGAGCGATAGGTTCTGTAACTCCAAGCCAGTCGGCGGCGGAGACAGGGGACATAGCATACGGTTATGTTGGAACACTAAGTCCCACTTTAACGCTGGCTTTGACGGGCGTAGGGGCTATTGGAGCGGTTGGGACGGTAACGCAGGGTAAGTCTGTTAATTTAACAGGCGTAGGGGCTGTAGGGGCTGTAGGAACGGTATCAAGGGGTGCAACATCGTTTGCCCTGACTGGGAATGTAATCTCTGGTGCGGTTGGAAGCGTTACCAGAGATGCAAGTTTTAGCCTGACAGGATTGTCGGCTAGTGCGGCGGTTGGTTCGATTGTTCCAAGTTTTGTATTTGGATTGACTGGGGTAGAGGCAATTGGTTCGATAGGGCAAGTGATTGTCCCGCTTTTGCCTAACACGATAGTTGGAGAGGTTGGTAGCGTAACGGTAAACAGGACAATTGAACTTGCGGGGGCGTCTCTAGCGGGTTCGGTTGGTTTGTTAAGCGTAGCGCCAAGGGTGATTGCCTTAACGGGCGTATCAGCAACGGGGCAAGTTGGAACTGTAATTGCAGTTTATTGGAAAATAATAGATGACTCACAGACAGCAAACTGGCAAAATATCAGCAACCCGCAGACCCCAGTTTGGTCAGACGTTGTTGATACACAAACACCTAACTGGCAAGAAGTCGTAACTTGAGGTAAGAAATGACAACAGCATATACATCATTACTAGGGCTGGCGCTCCCCGTCACAGGAGAACTGTCTGGAACGTGGGGCGATACTGTAAATAACGCTATTACAAGTCTTTTGGATTCAGCGGTAGCGGGGACAACGACTATCACCTCTGATGCAGATGTAACCCTAACCACCACAACTGGTGCGGCAAATACCTCTAGAGAAGCCATCCTTCTGTGGACAGCAAGCGGAACGGTGACAAGGACTATCACAGCACCAGCACAGTCTAAGGTCTATGTCGTTATTAATAAGACGGGAAGTACCCAGTCTATTAAGCTGGTAGGAGCGGGGCCAACAGCGGGTGTGACGATTATTGCGGGTGAATCAGCGGTCTGTTCATGGAACGGCGTTGATTTCATCAAGATAGGCTCAACGATTGCTAATGCGGCAGGTTCAAATACTCAGGTTCAGTTTAATAACTCAGGCGTTCTAGGCGGCTCTGCTAATCTGACATGGTCAGGTACTGCGTTATCAGTGACTGGCACAGTAACTGTAACGGGCGCTTTAACGGCGACTCTAGACTCAACATTCTCCTCGACTGGTGCGTTGTTGATTAGCAAGGGAACAACGGGACAACAGCCGGGCAGTCCCGTCACGGGCATGTTGCGCTACAACACCACTACAAATCAGTTTGAAGGCTACAGCGGGTCATCTGCGGCGTGGAACCCAGTGGGTGGTGCAAGCCTAAGTAACGACACAAGCACATCAAGTAATGTCTACCCATTGTTTGCAAACGCAACATCAGGCACTGCAACCACTTTGTACACAGGCAACGCTAAACTGCTGTACAAACCTAGTACGGGTGAGTTTCAAGCATCAGTCCCAGTGGCATTAAATGGTTTATTTGTAAATGCAACAACATTGGTATCAAGTTATACAATTGCTTCTGGTCAAAGCGCACAAAGTGTTGGTGGAACAAGTGGTTTCACAATACCTAGTGGTTTAAGCGTCACCCTGAGTTCAGGAAGCAGATGGGTAGTTCTATGATGGAGACTGT